TACAGACATTAACAAAGAAACTGGTCAAAAGACACAACGACCAATTAAACCAGAAGAAACAGTTTGGACAAAATATGAGAAACTCTTCACTTCAAATTATAATAATTTGGATCCTGAGTATGTCAAATTCTTGTTAACATACAAAGAAGAAGATTACCCTGACTCTGATAAACCTTATATTCGTCGATGGACAAAAGAAATAACTAAATACGCGACCAATTACAATTATTTTGACATTTCATTAGCCCCATTGGTCAAGTCAGTTTTCAACGCAAATAAATCTCAATTGAAAGTTATCGAGGCTGGGTTCTTCAAAAAAGCCCTTATTGCAAGTGAAACTGAACCTTATACCTTAGATTTAGTTAATGCGGTTGAAAAGGGTGGAAAATTCAACTCAAAAGGAAACGCTTTACTTGTCGACACATACAAGAATCACAAACAGTGGACAAAACACATGAAGCTCTTGGTTCAAAATCCTAATCTAATCGAGGATCTTGGAGAAAAACTTAACGAAACTGTTAGAGAGAAATATTCATTACAAAAAGTTTGTAAGGATAGAGCCGAATTTTTAAAATCAATAATAAATAAATAAAACAAATCTTATGTATTATCAAGTAACAATCGGTTATGAAACCGAACGCCAAGACAGAAACGGAAACCCACAATTAGAAAAGTTAAAATATGTCATCGAAGCTGAAAGTGCTGAAGAGTCTATTTTACGTGCAGCAAAATATATTGGATCTGGAATGAGATCGGGTGAAGTTTTAGAAGTAAAACAATTACCAATTGAATGTATTATTTCAGAACGGGAAACTCCTGAATATTACAAAACTAATTAAATAAAATGTTATGTTGACAATAACACAACTAGAAAAGAACCAGAAAAGGTTTAAAGAAACCAATGAAAAGTATGGTATATTTTCACCTGCATTAGAAGAATTCTTGGGTGATGCATTTTATACCGCCCCAGCATCTTCATCTTTAAACATGATAGGATGCTATCCAGGGGGTTTGTTACACTTTTTGATACGTGCGTGTACCTACGCTATAAAAGTGAACGAAATCCTTCCAGATCGTCTAAAACAACCCACAGAGACCATTGTAAGAGTGGTCTTCCTATCCCAAATTGGGAAAGTTTATATGTTTAAGATGAAAGATGGGGAAAACTATCGAGGTCAGCTGTATGATTTTAATGATGATCTAGTGAGAATGCATGTTGGAGAACGGTCAGTTTATTACGCATTGAAATATGGCGTTGATCTCTCAGAAAACGAATATCAAGCGATTTTAAATCTCGATAAAGATGGTGGTGATAAAATGGCCAAGTATTTTTCAGAGCCTCTGACTGAGGTGATAAAACACGGCTTCGGCCTTGCAACAATGGAAGAAAAAAGTGGAAAAGAACAACAATAAAGAGATTGAAAGTTATCTCCATAAGCTACAAGAATTAGAGAGACGAATAAATGAGGGTGATGATGATGGTGTTATCCTTAGTGAAGTTAATACAATTATTGATGGATTAACAAAGGAATCACAGAAAAGTATTATTAAAAATTCTGTTGGGGCTAAATTAAAATTTATCAATAAATCAGGCAATCCAGACCCATCTTTTGAAAAAGAAGGTGATAGTGGATTTGATATCCGAGCATTTGTTCCATTTGAAGTGAAACTTCCACCAGGGAAGGTCAAAATGATCCCAACTGGACTTTATTTTGAGGTCGATAAAGGATTAGAGGTTCAAGTCAGACCAAGAAGTGGTCTTGCCGCGAATAAGGGTATCACCGTTTTAAACACCCCAGGAACGGTTGACTCTGGATATCGAGGGGAAATTAAAATTATTTTAGCAAATTTAGGAGAATTTCCGTTAACCGTACAAAATGGGGATAGGATAGCTCAGGGAGTAGTTTGTCCGGTTTATGGCGAAGGAAATTTGGAGATTTTAAAGGTCGAAGAACTATCAAATTCGGAAAGAAATGATGGTGGATTTGGACATACTGGTGTTAAGTGATATTTATGGGTAGACCATAACTAACACTTAAAACGATGTAAATTTGCAAAACACAAAGACTGTAAAGCGTAACACCAAAGAGGTAATTCGTCAAACAATCAAACGTCCCAAAGAAAAATTCCTAACACAAGCACAGGAAAATTATTGGGACGTTTTGGATCAAAATCAAATCACATTTTGTTTCGGACCAGCAGGGACAGGTAAATCGTTCATTTCAATGAAAAAAGCGGTTGACCTTCTGTGGTGTGAAGATAATAAGTATGAAAGACTCGTAATCGTTCGACCAGCGGTTGAGGCTGAAGAAAAACTTGGCGCGTTACCAGGTGATTTAGAAGAGAAATTAGATCCATATCTATTTCCCTCATACTATCTTCTTCATAAAATCATTGGGAAAGAAAAAACTATAAAGTTAGAAACAAGTGGTATAATTGAGAAAGCAGCTCTCGCCTATATGAGAGGTCGAAATATTGATAACTCAATTCTCATTTTTGAAGAAGGTCAAAATGCGACGATAAATCAACTTAAATTATTAATCACTCGTATTGGGTTTAATTCAAAATTCTTCATATCTGGAGACATTGAACAGACCGATAAATTCAAGGACAAAACAAAATCAGGTCTATATGATGCTAAGGATAGGTTTAAGGACATGAGAGATGTTGGTATCTTCGAATTTGGTATAGATGATATTGTGAGGAATCCACTTATTTCAGAAATATTAAATCGATATTAGTTTAACATTTACTTATAAAGAAAATACTATTATATTTCTTTCATGGAAGTATATTTAAGTATTAATGGTGTTCTGCGGAATCTAATTCAGAAGTTTGATTATCATTATCATAATAATTTTTTAGAGGCTGACATCATTGTAGATGAAGACGAAGAACCGTTCGATTATAAAGTTGAAGGGGATGTTCAGAACGATAACTTATTAAATTATTATACATTTCAATCAGTTGAGGAGTATAATAATTTTCTTTTTGTAGATTTTCCATTAGAGATTTTTGGGCACGCCGCCATAACTTATATGTCGGCAATGTCTGATTTAAACAAAATGATTTATGATCATCCAGATATAAATTTCACACTTGTTGGTCTTGATGAACTAGGTAAAGCAAAACCATCAACATTATTCTTCCTATCAAAACATAGTTACATGGGAAGTAATATTAAATTTATTAGATCTCATGACATAGAAAAAGAATGGAGAAAATGTAATGTGTGGATCACAGATAATAAGGATATTATTGATAAATGTCCTAAGAATAAAACGGCCGTGAAATATGTGACAGATTATAACAAATATTTCAGCCATAAACATCAAATAGAAAAATTAACAGAATGCTTGAAGTATTGGGAGAAAACTACCACATCGATGTGGACGCGATTATTGAAAACTGTCGGCCTGTCTATGTTAAAGAACCAAAAGAAGGAGACAAAGTTAGTGAAGAACAACAAATAGAATTAAATGTATTTAAATTTGATTGTTACAAAGCATGTCTCGACCGTGTACTAAGTGAATATCAAGACGATCCAGATGATCATGACGTAGCAGCGTTTACCAACAGATCAACAAACCCGTCATTTGGTATTGCGTTTAACACATTATTAAGAAAAGAAATGATTAAAAAAGATGAGTGATAAAGAAAAAACAATCGATTATTTAGAAGGAGCGTTGGATCGATTAGAAAAACACGAAAGTGTTATATATTTTTTAGTATATGATACGAAAGACAATGCTCGGGCCGCCGTTAAAAATATCTATGATATGGCATTAATTTTGAGGGAGAATGGTTTCAATTCTAAGATTCTTGTGGAGGATAATGAATACACAGGGGTCAAAGGGTGGTTAGGCGACACTTATGACGATTTACCCATTGTAAGTATCAAAGAAGATAAGGTTGAAATTAGAGTCGATGACACTATTGTTGTTCCCGAACAATATTCAAATATCTTAGCCGAACTATCCAACATTAATTGTAATAAACTTATGTTGGTACAACAAAAAGATTTTATATTTGAAACTCTACCAATTGGAAGTCGTTGGAGTCAATATGGGTTTGAAAAATGTATAACTACTACGGATAAAGCGAAAAGGTATATTTTAGAGTATTTCCCTGAAGCATTAGTTTACACCATCCCACCATATATTGGTGATCATTTTAAACCTAGTGATAAGCCAGTAAAACCTCTGGTTGCGATTAGTTGTAGAGATAGATCCATACAACGACGTATCATCTCAGAATTTTATCTAAAATTCCCACATTTACGGTGGATTACATTCAGAGATATGGTTCAGTTAACCTATGAGGATTTTGCGGTGGATCTAAGTGAATGTATGGCTGCGGTGTGGGTTGATGATGAATCGACCTTTGGTACGTTTCCTCTGGAAGCAATGAAATGTGGAGTCCCCGTCATCGGTAAAATCCCCAACACCGAACCTGATTGGTTAGA